AACGCGCTTTTGAGTCGTTTAACGACTTAGAACTGCAAAAGATTCGAAGCGGAATGCAGTACCTAAAAGATTTGATTGTCGGCTTCGACAATGACTTGGGTGATGTGCGTCGCCTCAAGCATTACCAATTCAGTAGTACCCATTAATTCTCCAAGCCTTTGCCCCTGTAACAGGGGGCTTTTTTTCGTCTTAGCGTAGGAGCATAGAAGATGAATACAGAACTTAAACAAGCTAATGAGGTGTTAGCTGAAGCACGAGAAGTGCTTAAAAAGTCCCAAGAAAACCTAAACAAATCACTTAAAGCGAATGACCTAGCATTAGTTCAACACCGAAAGCTAGCTTATGCACTGTCTTGTTTGGTTCATCCATTTAATACAATGAAGCCGCTTTCTGATGATGAAATAGAACAACTACAGCAATCACTTAAGAACATTCCATCTTTACCGCTTGAGTTTGTACCAAAGGAACCTGTTTTTGCTAGTGGTCAAATGATTGGATTTGTCGACTCTAGCTATGAGCGACTAGAACAACGCGAAGTTTATGACATTGTTAACGCAATCAACGTTTTGGCAATGATGAATGCGGATGTGATTCATATATTCACTCGATATCAAGGTCACGTAGATCGTTTTTTCATTTCGGTGGAAAAAGTAGAGACGGATTATTCGAACACTAATCGACAATCTCTATTCAATGATGACGTGAGTTTGAAAGATGAATCTTCTCTTGAAGAACTTCTCTCTATCGAAAGCCAGCTAACAGAGCTGATCATTGAAGCTCGTGAAGAAGCCGAAGCAAAAGCGGAGGTGGAAGCATGAAAACTTGTGGTAACTGCCCTTTTGTAAGAGTGAATAAAACTCGACTTATGGCTATTGCGTTTTGCGGTAAGACGGAAGACGGCTTAATTGTTCCACACGAATGGCGCGGTGGTGATGCTCTCTTCTTTTCTCGTGTTCCTGAATTTTGTACTAACGAAAATGCAACGCCGTCTAGCAAACCAGCACCTCTTGAAGATTGGGTGAGACGAACCGTCGACGAACTAACGGCGAAAGATACGGGAGAGTCAAAATGAAAGTTCATGAACTAAAAATCCAATCCGTTCATTTCGCTGATTTTCTCGCTCACCGTAAAACACATGAAGTTCGAATCAATGATCGTGATTACCAAACTGGTGACTGTTTAAACCTACGTGAGATTGATGCTAATGGGGAATACACCGGACAAGAAGCGAGTGCCGAAGTTAGCCACGTTTTACACGGTGGTCAATTTGGTATCGCAGAGGGTTGGTGTGTCCTGTCATTAAAAAGCGGTACCAGTAAATCAGCTCTAAACCTGATCTGCTTTTTACGTGATCGTCTGCAGGAAACGTGCGACTGCATTGATGCAAGCCACGATATCATCAAACGGTCAGGGCATACGACTGCAGACGCTGAAATGACGGCTAATGATGCTCGTGCATTTATTGATATGGCTAACGAGTTTCTAGACACTCTTGGGGAGAGTTCAAAATGAGTTCTACCAACGGAAAAGTAGTACCACGCGAACTTTACCCAACGCCATCAGAAGTGGTTGATGCTCTGCTGTCAAAGTTAACGTTTCGTCCAACAGACAAGTTTCTTGAGCCTTGCTACGGCACTGGTGCGATCTTCGAAAAGGTCGCACTTCCTCAAAGCCAAAAGTCATTTGCAGAGATTGAAAAAGGCATTGACTACCTAACGACGGAGTTTGGTCAACAGGATGTGATTATCACTAATCCGCCTTTCTCACTAACCGAAGAATTCATTCGCAAGAGCCTAAGTGAGCTGGCACCAGACGGAACAATGGCATACCTGCAGCGTGTTAACTTTTTAGGGTCTAAAAAGCGCCTTCCTTTCTGGTTTGAAATTGGCTTTCCGCCAAAGTGCCCAATCATCGTTCCTCGCCCTCGTTTTGTTGGTGGTGGTTCAGATTCGTGTGAATACGCTTGGTTTATCTGGGATAACGGTAACCGCTTCGATATTCCTCAAGGGCTTAGCCATATCGTTTCAGTTGGTCATGAGGTAGCCGCATGAGCCAACACATTCAATCACTGTACCTTGGCGATGACGAAATCAGAATCCATGAAGGCAGAACGCCAACGTTTGAAAAGTGCGCGGTTGTCTCATTCCAAGGTCAAGACGGTTGGGGGGTCACCATGAACATTTTTCCTGAGCATGTAGAAACGTTCCTCAATACACCATCAATGCAAACAAGTTTTTTAGCGTTCGCTAAACAAAAGTTAGGGGTAGCGGTATGAGTATTACAAAAGGATGGTTTCAACAGGTTAAGCGTGGCGAAGAGCATTACCAATATGGGAAACATCACCCAAGCTATGTGAACGTACTAGGTCAGGTATTCGGCAAACTAACTGTTATTGAACAAGAACCCGGTCAAGGCGTAGTTTGTAAATGCGAGTGTGGAAATATTCACACTGAGGAGTACACCGTAGATCTGAGACGTGGCCACCGTAAAAGCTGCGGAAAGTGCAACAACATGGGTAATCCAAAGTTTAAGCGTGAGGAAGACGAAGTGATCTTGAAGTGGGCGGGACTAAAGTCCACGGAAGAGATCGCGCATTTAGTCGCTCAACTTGGGTATAGAAAAGCAACAGTACCAACAATTAAAAATCGCGTAAAAACTATCAATAAGCATCGCGGTGAAAATGACAAAATTTCGCTTCGAAGAAAAGGAGAGTTATACCCACACTCGAAAGGTTCTGATCATGAAGTAGAGCTTTGCCGTCAGCTTTATGATGAAGGGCTCACTCCAAGTCAAATTGCAGACAAAATGGAGCTTTCTCGTTCCCACGTGAGCAAAATTGTTTACTACCACTCAAGAACTGAAGCTGCACATGGGTGGGGTTAAGTGAACACCTTAATCGAACCAACTGAAATGGACCTATACGATTTCCCATGGCAAGCCCCTTTGACGGAAGTTGAAGCGGGCTGCTTTGCGTATCGTTTTGACGCATATCAAGTAGAGCCTGACGATCTATCAGTACTTGAACGACAGCTGTTTGAGGTAAACCCTCGTGATCATGATTGGCGCAAACAGTTCTTTCAAGATGTGCCTGCTTACCTAGCGAAATACTTTGCAAAGCGATACATCGATATTTTTGAAAAAACAGGTGCAAAAGACGCGAACACATTCTTGCGTCAAAAAATGGAGCCAGCGACTAAGCGTGTTCGCCTGGTTATGAAAAAGTATCACGACCTGCCAACTACACAAAAAGTTGCTCTATTGTCTAAAGAACTTGGAGACGATGAAGATCCATTTCATCCCGTGTTCTTTACAGAATATGGCAATCCTGAAGACATTCAGCGCAAACAAGTTTCGTTTGATTTCGACAACGCGGTGAAGAACCGCAAGCCAGTGAAGAACCGAATCTTAGCGGAATTGGAATTGGATGAACTCAAAGAAATGGCGTTCAAGATAGGCAAAATCATGAATGCACGTTTCCAAATTATCTCATCTAAGTTAGCGAGTATTACTGAAGCGGAATTGGAAAAGGACGATACGTTCTGTCCAGTTGTTGAGGGCTACCACCAGTTAGCTGCCTTCACTTTCGAATTCGGCATTAAGCCGCCATGTAAATACAAAAAGCAGAATGAGTTGTCTGCTCTCCAAGATATCTCTCGCATGATTAGCGAGAAATGGTGGATTGGTCGCTTAGTGAAGGCGCGAAAAATTATGCGTGAGCACCTAGCGATTGCCATGGGGCAAGTCTCTTCAAAAGCATCGGCTTATGCATCTTGGGATTGTGTTCGTGAGCACCAAGAGCAGCAAAAGCGCAACTGGGAATACATCAAGCAATGTGAACTCTTTGACGAAGAAAACGAAGAAAAAGCTGATCTTGCTGAAATGGTTCTGAAAAGCGTATCTAACCCAGCCATTCGCCGTCATGAGTTGATGGTGCGTTGTCGCGGTTGTGAAAACATCGGTAACGAGCTGGGTTTACAAGGTTTATTCCTAACGCTAACCACGCCATCTAAATACCACAACTCATACAAGAAAGGCGGATTCATTGACCACTGGAACGGCGCAAGCCCACGTGAGGCACAGTCGTACCTTAATAATGTTTGGCAGCGTATCCGCGCTAAGTTAGGTCGTGAAGAAATCCGTTGGTTTGGCGTTCGTGTTGCCGAGCCTCATCACGATGGCACACCACACTGGCATTTGCTGATCTGGGTTAAGCCAGAAGATGTGATGGAAGTGCGCGATATCTTTATTAGCTACGCAACATTAGAAGACCGTGGCGAACTGCACCCGCAATACGAGAAGGAAAAGCAAAAGCCATTTCGTAAGGGTAGTTATGTTGGTCCTATGGATTACCGCCCACGTTGCGACTTTGGTTACATCGACCCAGAGAAAGGTACCGCAACAGGCTACATCGCAAAATACATCTCTAAGAACATCGACGGTTTTGCGATGGACGATGAAGTGTCCGACGAAACAGGCAAATCTGTGAAAGACATGGCGAAGAACGTTAGCGCTTGGAAAAGCCGCTGGGCAATTCGTCAATTCCAATTCTTTGGTGGTGCTCCGGTTACGACTTACCGCGAGTTGCGCCGCTTCGCAAGCCAAAACAAAAAAGCCTTTATGGAATACGTGTTCATGCAAGAACGCGCTGACCTGTTGGATATGTACTACATGCTGCACCGCTATGCAGTTGGTCCGGTTAAACCTGAACACCTGTTAACCAATAAAGAGTTGGTGGACGTGATCGGCAAAAACTACCAGGCACGAATCCAATCTGATGAAGCATGCATCGTAGATACGATGAAAGCGGCAGACCATGGCAATTGGCAAGGCTACATCATGGGGCAAGGTGGTCCATTCGTTAAGCGCGAAGATTTGCTGATCACAAACTCATATCAAGTTCTTCCTTTTTCGTCTCCTCACGGTGAGGACGTTCGCAAGATTGAGGGATTCCAAACACCGGAAGCGGTCGTTAAAACTCGCACTAAGGTTTGGACAATTCAAAAGAAATCAAAGGTAGAAGCAGAAGCTGAAGCGATCACCCAAGGGAGCGCAGCGACCGCAATTGGTGCCTACGGCACCTCTCGGAGTTCTGTCAATAACTGTACGGAGCTTGAGAAAGTACAGGTCTGCGATCAGCTAACCCGATTATTAGAGCCTGTTAATAAACGGGCGAATAAATCACCAAATGTTGATGAAGCGGCACTGGCCGCACTGCTAAAAGGCAGTTCAATTCGTATTGACGATGCAACCAGTATTCAAATCCGCCCAGCGGAGATGGACGAACGCGGCAATATTCGCCCAGCGCAACTGGTTGAAGTCACTCGCACACCTGCAGAAGACCGCAGTTGGATGAATTTCGAAGGTTGGGGCAACGTATTTGCTCAGCCTGAAAACAAAGAATATCAACAACCGGACTTATCGTTCTTCCCAGAGATGGAAGACGACTGGCCGTTAGCGTAGGAGTTAAAAATGATAACTAAAAATATTGCACTAGATGAAGAGGTCGTCGAATTGCACCAAGCGACATTGAAAGAGTTCATTAATGGAATGGCACTTTCAGATTATGAACGACTGTTGATTCTGAAAAACTTAACGTCAGAGCAAGAAAATATGATGGCAGTCAAAGCGCAAGGAGCTGCGCTTTATGCAGCGCTTTCTAACATGGGGAAACGTTAACATGATATTACCAGGTGAAATTGTTGTAGATAACTTTGCAGGTGGCGGCGGTGCTTCCACTGGTATGGAGCTGGGTTTAAATCGTCATGTAGACATTGCTATTAACCATGATCCTGCAGCTATTGATATGCATCGAGTCAATCACCCAGAAACGAAACACTATTGCGAGTCGGTTTGGGATGTTGACCCAGTAGAAGCATGCGCTGGTCGACCTGTTGGTCTGGCGTGGTTTTCACCGGACTGTAAACATTTTTCTAAAGCCAAAGGAAACCGTCCTGTCGACAAAAATATTCGTGGACTGGCTTGGGTGGCTGCACGTTGGGCGGCAATGGTGCCAGTTCGAATGATGATGTTGGAAAACGTCGAAGAGTTCATTACATGGGGGCCAGTTGTTGAAACCGAAAGCGGCAAGTTCAAACCATGCCCAGACCGCAAAGGCGAAACCTTTGATGCGTTTGTTAAAGTGTTGACTGATGGGTTGAATGAAGACCATCCAGCATGGGAAGAAATTAAAACAGCCCTTGGTGATGACTTCCCTCATTACGATAAATTGCAGACTGGTTTAGGTTATACACTAGACTTCAAAATTCTTCATGCTTGTGACTACGGCGCACCGACCACGAGAAAACGTTTTTTTATGGTAGCCCGAAATGATGGTCAGCCAATCACGTGGCCGGCTAAAACTCATGGTCCTGATGGGAGTGGTTTAAAGCCCTATGCCTCAGCAGCCGATATTATTGATTGGTCTATCCCGGTTAAATCTATCTTTAATCGCAAGCGACCACTAGCGGAAAAGACGATGGAACGTATAGCGAAAGGGTTAGACAAGTTTGTGTTGTCTTCGGATACGCCATTTGTCGTGCCTGAAAATTGTGTAACTCCTTTTGTTACCGAATGCGCCAACGCATCGAGCCAAAGAAATATGCCAGCAAATGAACCACTGCGAACCATATGTGCCCAAGTTAAAGGAGGTCACTTTGCTTTGGTAACGGCGTTTATAGCAAAGCACTTTACTGGTGTTAGTGGCTCCGACATCGAGGAGCCATTACACACAGTCACAACGACTGATCACAATGCGTTAGTCACTAGTCATATGGTAAAAATGCGCGGCACTAATATTGGTCATGGTACCAATGAGCCAGTTCATACAATTTCAGCCGGTGGTTTTCATATTGGTGAAGTAAGAGCATTTTTACTCAAGTATTACGGTACAAGTTACGGTGAGGCATGTGATAGCCCAATAGGTACCGTCACAACAAAAGATCGCTTTGGATTGGTTACTGTCAAAGGTGAAGAGTATCAAATTGTCGATATTGGTATGCGCATGTTAGAACCGCACGAACTGTTTGCGGCGCAGGGGTTTCCTGAAGACTACAAAATTTCGCATAACAGCGAAGGTAAGAAACTATCGAAAGCAAGCCAAGTGGCTCGATGTGGCAACGCAGTGTGTCCGCCAGTGGCACAAGCTTTGGTAGAAGCTAACGTGGGAATAGAAAGAATATCAGTTGCAGCATAACAAAATGGTCAACCGTCTGTGGTTGGCCTTTTTGTTTGCTCAAGTTCTTCAAGGATTGCTTTGATTACCTCAAAAAGAGGGTGTCGTAGGCTGGCGGGTAAATGTTTCAGTGACGCGGAAATATCCTTGGTATCAATGTATCGTCGCCCTGTTTCACCCCAAGCAACATCGAGCCAAGTAATGTCGAAAACCTCAATGATTCGTCTTACCTGGTTTATGGTGGCTTCACTCTTTCCTTGTTCAATTCGTTGGTAAGTTCGTAGGGGAATTTTTGATAGGTCAGCGATTTGCTTTTGTGTCATTCGGTTTCGTAGGCGTTCTTGAATTAAGTACAAGATTATTGGTTCTATCGGCTTGTTTTTTCTAGGCATTATTAATCTCCACACGCCAAAAATGGCGTCAAAGCACAAAAGAAATGCCAACAGTGGCTAGCACTTATGAAACGCCAGCCCAAATCAATTTAATTATTATGAAATCTATATAGTATGCCGCCGTTGCAAAGCGGTGTGGCACACCGATTAAGTATAGGCAACAAAAACCAATAATAAATTTGTGAGTTAAAAACTACTGTATTAATATACAGTAAATCGTCAGTTAGGAGGCTAAATGTCTGAACTACATCAAAAAGCAGAGGAGTTTGTTTTGTGTGCGCTTGCAGACGATACATGTGGCAACTGTGAACAAAACAATGAAGTCGGGCTGTTTTTGTTGTCGCTGATTCTCGGACATAAAAAAGGGCAGCTGATCGCCGCCCCAATTGAAGAGTTTAGTGCTAAAACAAGGCAAGTTGTTGCTTCAGGTGGTCGCGCTTGTCAGGAGATAAAACCTTGATTAGGCAGTTTGCCAAATCATTCGTTGTCTTTGATGATGGACTTAGTGTGTGGCTGTAAAAAGAAGACATAACAAATTCATGCTCACACGCTAGGTTCTTACATGCACAGTACATATCTGCACAATCGTTTGACAGGCGGTGGGTTTTATTAATCACCGCTCGTTCACCACAACCACAATAAACACGTGTGCCTTGCATGTAAGCGCCAAGGCCAGCGTGAATCTTCGACGGTTTAGTGGAGTGGCGATATCCCACACAATTAACAAAGGTATGCCCACACTCTGGGTTTGAACAGGAACAAGACAAATCTGCGCAATTGGCATCTTTAGCGACGCTTCTACTTACAATCGCGCGTTCACTACACTTGCAATAAACTCGCATACATTGACCTAACTTTTGACTGACTCAGCAATATTAAAACGGTTGCTGTGTTTATGTACAGTGCCATCTTTATTTTTATACAAGTATTGTGTTACATATCAGTAGGCGGACTCTTGGTTAAGAGTCCTAACTTTCTAATTTTTACAGGAGGTAGTCGTGATGACTTGGAAGAGATGATGGTAGGACGGCCTATCATCGTCGACAAAAGGTAGAAGACTACGATGAATGTAAGTAAAGAACTTATGTCCAAAATTGATGTAATTTTAGAAGAGGAGGCAAGATTAGGATTCATCACTGAAGAAGATCGAAGCTTAGTGGTGAAGCTGCTTGAAACAGCGGTGGTAAACCAATCCGAAAACACTAAACGTTAAAGCCAAAAGCAAGCCCCTAACAACAATGATTAGGGGCTTTCTACTATTCGCTAGATGTCGAGATATCAAACTTTAGGTGGAGATGTTTAGGAATTTCGGGGTCGCTGTTTACCTCATCCATAATTAGCTCGCATACTGGAATGATTTCATCCTTGGCGTATTCACTGCCGATTTTGACTGGGTCACCTAAACTAGTTGTACCTTGCGGGATGATTCCTGCTTTACCTACAGGGAATCGGTGACCAACAAGAATATCTTGTGCGGTAATATTCTTAATTCGTTCAAATTCATCTTTAGTGGCAATATCACCAACTGGAATTAGTTGAATTCCCTTTTCTTTCCCGTTCGGGATGTTTACAAACATGCTTCGGAAGTTGCCAACACCTTTTGAGCTGGCAATCTTGTCTTTCAGCATTTTTTCATCATCGTCACTTAGGTTTGGATCCGTAGCGTAGAAAATGAACCCCATATGTGCACCGTTCTTGTAGTAACGGCGGCGAAATAGAGTGGCATCTTTGTTTAGCAAGCTACTTTGAATGCTGCCTAAGTAATCGGCTAAGCCATAGATTTGCTGTTGTGGGTCATATTGAGGCAAAAAAACCACATCTTCTTTTCGGTATTCTCGTTGCTGGTTGTCGCGTTCAAGAATCAAAAAATTGCCGTTTTTTCGTTTGCGTAGATACATACCTGGTAAAGGATGCAAACGTACTACTCGTTTGAAACCGTCACGGATTTTTAGAAAAGCAGCGTCACCGAAAGTGAAGTAATCACGGCAAAAAGCTTGAACATGTCTGCGTCTAGTTGCGCCACCCTGTTGGAATCGTCCAGCAACGTAGTTTGAACGCGCAATCAACAAAGAGCCGTGGTACGCATTAGCTCTTGCTATGTCTGCTAATCCAGAGCGTGAAATCGGGGGTTCCCAATAGTCTTCGGTATCGTTGTAAAACAAATCTGAGTATGAGGTCATCCAACTATTCGAATCGATGGCCTCAGGTGTGGAGTCGATGTGGTAGACCGACTCTGGTGCTTGTTCTTCTTGTTTGACTAAAGTTTCTGTTTGCTCGGTCATGCTGCGGTTGCCCAAGTTGATTTAGTTGGTGTTGAGTGGTCTAACGGTTCATTAATAATGGCGTGTGAGATAGCCCAGAATGCATCGGCGTGGCCTGTGGTTTGGCTCCGCTCTGCTTTAAATGTCATGGCGTTACCGCTGGCCGTTGGTACTCGCTTAATCGCCATAAACGCCATTGCAATGTCTTTGTGCTCAGCATCAAATTGAAGTCGTTTGGCTTCTACGATGTCGATCATCTTCATCACTAGGCGGTTTTTGTTTTCGTTGCTGTAGTGGATAGCGTGAGCCTCACGTGGGTATTTCTTCGAAATCAAATCCCAAACACCACCGCCAATGCCCGTGGTATCTACCCCGATGTAAGTCACCTTGTAGCGCTTAAACACTTTTTCGATTTCTGAAACGTGATATTGAAAGTTGAGCCCTTTCCAATAGTGCTTTTCCAATACGCGGAACCGTTCACCCGCGACAATAGGCGGAGCCACGACCACCAAACAGGCGTTGTCTCTGGTTCGGCTTGGGTCGTAACCCAACCAAACTTCACGATGGGCAAAAGGTCGTTTGTTATTTGGCTTGAAGTCTTGCCAGTGGGCGGCATCCACCATGCCTTTTTCAAGGTCTGAAAACTTGAATACAGACAGAGCCCCATCAACAAACACGCACATGAACAGGTTTTCGAAATCGTCTTGGCTGTACTCTTCGCGCAGTTCGTCAATGTCGAATAGGTCACAACCGCCGTTGGCTGCATCTTCAATGGTGACAACATAACGCCACTGTTTATCGTCGCAGAGTCGGCCACCGTCGCGATATTCTTCAAAGGTTGGGAATTCAATCTTTGCGCGAGACTCTTTGCCTTTGCGCCATTGGTCGCCCGTCCAAAATGGGTAAGCCTGGTGCATCTTCGATGATGGCGTAGAAAAGTAAGTTTTGCGCCATTTCTTATGCGTCGCCATTGCCGAAGCAAGTTTGTTCAGCTCGTCAAACTTCGGTATCCAGAAGTATTCATCAACATAAACATGGCCGTGGTAACTTTGCGCGGTTTTGCTGTTGGTTGATAAGAAGCGAAGTTCAGCACCATTAGAGAGAATGATCGGGTTGCCGGTTAGCTCGATGTCTAAGAACTCTTTGCCAATGGCAATAATGTAGCTGCGGAAAACTTCGGCTTGAGCGCGAGACGCAGAAAGGAATATTTGATTATCGCCAGTCAGAATCGCATCTTCTAAAGCTTCACCACTGAAATAGTAAGTTGCACCAATTTGGCGTGATTTAAGGATGTTGCGAATACGCTGCTTAATGTTGTTACGCATGACATGCTGATATTCGAACAGCGATTCATGCCAATTAACAAAGTCACCTTCACAAAGGTGCTCGATGTTGTTTTTGCCTTTGCCTTTTTTCTTGTTGTTGCCACTACCACCACGGCTTTGATTAGACGGCTCGGAAGCATTCGACTTCGAGCTGCCTTGCGAAAGCACACGTTCAGCTTTTGCTTTTGCATCGGCATGAGCTTTTAGCAACTTAACGTGATGGTCTATAAGCTTATCCATCTCTTTAAGCTGCTGATCGCTTTTCTCGTCTTTATCAATTAACACGGCCAATCGGCGGTTAATCATTTCTTCAACAGAAAGCTCATTCAACAACAAAGCCCAGCCGAATTTCTCCGCCCAGGTATAAATGATGCGGTCACTATTTAGGTTAAGTTGGGCCGCTATTTCCTTTGGAGGTACCCCGCGTAAATAAAGCTTTTTCGCGGCCTCTTTTATTTCATCTGAATATGCCATAGCTGCATCATACGCCCCGAAAACTCGCAAATGACTAAGCAAAATTCGGATGAATTCGGATTTAGCCAAAATCCGAATTTCTAGGAATTGAAGTGGCTGAAAGCAGTCCGTCAAAGGCGTATTGTTTGGCTCGAATAGATAGCAAAAAGCACTTTGTATAAAGATTAGTGAGTCAAATTCATGCCTAAAACCAGTGATTGGATCATTATTGCCACCGAAGGGACTACCGTTTCTGATGGCCGTGTCATTAGCGCAAGTTGGATTAATGACATGGCTGAGCTTTATGACAAAGAAGAGTACACCGCTTTGATTTGGCCTGAGCACTATCGTAGTTCTTGGGCAGTATTTGAAGGGAAAAACTGGGGCGAAGTTGAAGAGCTTAAATCAGGCAAATTCAAAGATAAGCTTCGCTTGTTCGCAAAAGTCACACCAAACAAATATCTGCTAGCAGCAAACAAAGACGGTCAGAAACTATTTTCTTCTATTGAACCAGAACCAGATTACAAGAAAGAAGGACGTTGTTACCTGATGGGCCTAGCTGCGACTGACTCCCCAGCATCGTCAGGTACAACCCGTATGCGTTTTTCACGTGTGCAAGGTGGTGACTACACAGAACTAGAGGTCAGCCAGTTAGAAGAGTTGGATCTCAATAGCTGCTTTTCTCGAAAAGAGCGTTTGTTCTCATTGCTAAACGAATTTCTGTTCTCTGGTGATGAACATCCAGAGACACCACCCGAACCAGAGGACACAGACGTGACCGAAGAGCAACTACAAGCAGCACTGCAAAAGCAATTTAGCGCTTTTAAAGGTGAGCTAAAAACTGAGCTGAAAAACGAACTCAAACAAGAGTTCAGTCAGCAAACACCAGAAACACCAGAGCCGGAACAAACACCGGAAGGTGTAACAGTCGAGCAGTTCTCTGCTGCGGTAAATTCGGCTATTGCGCCTCTGATGGAAAAAGTTTCTGGCCTTGAAACTAAGTTCAACGCCCTTTCGAAAGAAGTACCTGGTCAAGAGCCTCAAGGCGAAGGTGCGGCGGAAGACACAAGCCACTTTTTGTAAGGAGCAATAGTAAATGCAATTAACTCAAACAGCTCGTGCATTACTGGAAGAATACTGCGCAAAACAGTGTGAAGTATTTTCTCGCCCTGATGTGAGTAAGCAATTCGCTATTTCGGGCCCAGTTGAAACGGCGCTAAAAAACAAGCTGATGGAGTCAGTTGATTTCCTCAAGCTGATCACGGTTGAAGATGTAGACCAAATTTCAGCTCAAGTTGTTGATGTTGGTACCAACAAGCTACATACAGGCCGTAAAAAAGGCGGTCGTCATACCACATCAAGTGGTGTTGATGGCAATACCTACACCCTAGTCGAAACTGACTCTTGTGCTGTTGTTACATGGGATTTGTTAAGCGTTTGGGCGAACTCCGGTAAGCCTGGCGAATTCATGAAGCGCCTAAACGAAAATGCAACGCTGAATTTCGCGCAAGACATTATTCGTGTTGGCTTCAACGGTACTTCGGTAGCGGAAACAACGAACCCAGAAACTAACCCTAACGGTGAAGACGTTAACAAAGGTTGGCAGCAGCTAGTGAAAGAAAAATCACCAGACCAGATCATTGATGTAGACATTTATCTAGATCCTGATGGCGGTGGTGATTACACCAACTTAGATGCAATGGCTTCTGACCTAATTAACACTAAGATTCATCCTGCGTTACGAAGCGACCCGAATCTAATTGTGTTGGTTGGTGCTGATCTTCTTTCATTTGAACAGGCGCGTTTATATGACGCGGCAACTACGCCAACAGAGAAGAAAGCAGCGCAACAATTGCCAAACTCTATTGCTGGTCGTCGTGCAATGTCGCCACCGTTCTTCCCTGGCATGCGAATGACAGTCACTACGCTGAAAAACTTGCATGTCTACACGCAGAAAAACACGCGTCACCGCAAGTCTGAGCATGTAGAAGACCGCAAACAACATGAAAATTCATACCTACGTAATGAAGGTTATGCAGTGGGTGATCATGAAGGTTACGCAAGCTTTAACGAAGCGAAAGTGCACTTCGGTGCGACACCTGCAGAAGGGTAAATGACTATGCGCTTATCTCCGGGCATGAGAGACAACCTAGCGAAGAAAGCAGCAAGAGAGCAGAAAGCTTTTAATGTTAGCCCTGCGGTTGACACCGATAGTTTGCACATCAAGCTGATTGACTTCGAAGAAGACCGCAAGCATTTGCGCTCTTTCAATGCGATTGCTGATCGTGTCGAGCATAAGCGCAATGTCTTGGTTCCAAAATACAAACCGTATGTTCAGAACTATCTAGAAAGTGGCGATCAGTTCGAAAACCCTATTTTTACCAACTTAGTGATCTGGTTATTCGATATCAAAGAACTGGATACGGCCATTGATTGGTGCATGAAGGCAATCGAACGAGACTTGCCAACACCAGAGAACTTCCGCCGTGATTGGCCGACATTCTGTGCTGACGAAGTGTTGGAATGGGCAGAAAGCGAATCTGAACGTGGCAATTCAATTGAGCCTTATTTCTCTCAGGTGTTTGAGAAGATTGAGAAAGAATGGCGTTTACACGAGAAGGTTCACGCTAAGTGGTACAAGTTCGCAGGCTTATACCTGATTCGAAACGAAGAAGGGCAACCGCAAGCAACTGCAATCGGTAATCTGGAAACGCTGGAAAAAGCCCTGGCACTACTTCAACACGCTCACAACAAGCACTGCAAAGTGGGTGTGGGTACCCAGATAAAGAAAATTGAGCAACGTATTCGAGCCATTAAAGACGGCAAGAATTTGTAAAGACTCCTACGCCGCCGCGCCTCGGCTGACGAGGCTGAAATAACTCAGAGAGTTCATTTCTATGCCGTCGACTCAGTGGCTAGAGGCGCACTTATTCAAACAAGGTGCTTATGTTTACAGCTGACGATAACGACTATCAAACCACGAACATCGAAAATGATGGCTTTTGGCCTGATATCGAAGCCGGGGATTTTGAGCGTCTTCGCGGTACGCCAGCAGCGCAAGACGATGAGCGAATCGTTCATGCATTGGTCAATGCGATAGCCTCGGTTAATCAGCAGTTGGAGGCGTTCAAGCAACGCCAGTTAGAACAAGGTATCGAGAAAGCGGAAGCCATCGAAGTATTCCCGAAAGTGCATGGAAAAAACCGCATCGTTATTCAATACCAAAGTGCCGTGTTCGCCAGAGCAAAAGCAGATCTTCTTCCTGACTTCTCAACCGTCAGTCAGAAAAAAGAAGGAGAGCACATGGCCGAGCGTGCCCAAGAAGTGAAGAACGAACTACTGGCAGAGAGTGAACGCATCATCCGCAATATGTATGGAAAAGGTCGTTCTACAGTGGAGCTGATATGACGTACCGAGTTGGCTACAAAATGAAGGCATTAAGAGCCCATATCGCTAGTTGTGTTGGCGAGCAAATTGCCAAACGTATGGATGCGGAGATGGGCGGCATTGAGCTGATGCTGACGCCTCGAAATCAAGGTAATGGTATCGATATTGTTCAGCAACGCTATGTCGCGGAATTTTTGATTGAGCGTTTGCCTTTTAAAAAGTTTGACCCTGCCGTGCTCTTTGCCAATGTCGCCGCCTGGTTGATGGATAACGACCCTGATAGGGAAGACACACTTGGAGAGCTGCGAGACCCAGACATTGATGTTGTGGTGGAAGACGAAAGCAGCGCCGAAGTATTGATTCAAGTGGTGTTTGAAGAGCCTATCAAGTTGGTCAAAGACCCAGAAGGCGACATCGTTTGGCGTGGACACAAGTGGAAGATTGCTGAGTATGAAAT